CCCCAGGTCAATCCATGACTATTATGCGTATGAGCTCCCTGGTTGCTATGAGTTGTTGGACCAGTTACTGGGCTTCCTGATGAACTTCCGAATTTAGTTGCAGTTGTTGTATGACTATCATGAGTATGCCCGCCCTGCGACGAATGAGTTGTTGGAGTTACTGCACTTGTTCCGATGGTATGCGTATGAGCACTCCCTGTTCCCGAGGTTCCTGCTAGAGTTCCAGCTGGGGTATAGCTTGTGCTTCCGCCTGTGGCTCCCACAGCTCTTGTTCCAGCTCCGCAAGGATATTTTAAATCCATATTCGGTAGATTAAAAGTTGTTGAGCCATCTCCAACCCCAAAAGTTGTGCCTATTACTGCGAATAAATCTGCATAAGTTGTCCTTGAGACTGCAGTCCCATCACAGGTCAGCCAACCTGCAGGGGGCCATGCTGTTGCATCTCCACCATGCATTATAATTGAGCCCACTGGCACAGCCCTCGCCCAAGACAAATTTCCTGAGCCATCATTTGACATAAATTGATTTCTGTATTGTGTTCCCTGTGTTGCAGGCAAGGTATAGCTATCATTTGATGTTAAGTCTGGAATGTTAATAGTCGTATAATTTGCCCATGCTCCATCAACAAGATAGATTTCATTCCCTCTGAAAAATACTGTATCTCCTATAAAATTTATTTGATTTCCTGATTTGGCACACAAGTCAACTCCTGTATCATCTATGTTAATATAATCTCCCTCATCATTTGAGGTAATTGTTATTTTATCCGTACATTCAATATCTATCCCATATGCATCGGCATACATAGTTCCTTTTTCATTTCCTCCATATCTAAAATTTATATTTTGAGTTTCAATTCCTTTTGTTGCAACATTTTTTCGAATAGAAAAATCATCGAGAATTCCTTTTGACTGATCTAAATTTATGGCCTTGAATTTTTTTGGCTCTAATTGTTTTTTGATAGATTTATCCATGATTAGAGATGATTTCAAACTTAATAAAATTATGCCTGTTTATGAGGAAGGTGAGTAATTAAAGTAATTAAAGTAATTAAAGTAATTAATGTATTATCCTGAGGTTACTGCTTCCCAATTTCCAGATCCAACAGCTTTGGCTTTGCAGAAATTTAATTTAGAAGTTGTTGTATTGTAAATTATTGTGCCAACATCTGCGCACATAACATTTCTAACTGCAGTTGTTACACTAGGAACTACCAGTTGTTCTCTTGGCTCATCACCAGATCCCATTTTAAGCCCTCACATTTGTTAGAAGACACAAAGCCTCAGGATCTGTCAATTGGCAAACCCCAATCTCAGATGCTCTAATCGTATATTTTTTCTGAGGATCGATAATAACATCAACTGTTAAAGGAGAATTCTCTTTCCAGGTTGCACATTTCTTTGACATTCCGACGAGGACTTTATCATTTGTGATTACTGGACTTACTATAACTTTCATATTCATGAAACTCGCAACATGGCCATTTGTAATTGATCCAGGAACTGCAATCTGAGTTAATGGAGAATTCAAGATCTTTGTATTTGTTATGAAATAAGTATAAGTTGATTCATTCATCGCGATAAATCCTAATCCACTAGAAACTATTGGATACCTGTCAGTCTGAATTGCTTCGACGCATTTTGCAATATCTAAAGCAGGATCACGATTTGCAACAGTTGCAGCATCCCATTCATAGCCTACTGTTATAGCGACTGTATTTATTGTGCTTGGAGAATCACTTTCAGAAAGCACTGTATATATTTGATTATCAACTGCGTAAACGACAGCGTCGGTTACATCAGAAATGACTTCTGCTTCCCTTGCTGTGTTTGATGTCAGAATATCCTGCCAGTATAAAATTCCCTCTCCACCATACTGAGAGATCACTGCATTTTTTAAAGTGGTTCCTCTCTCAAGCAGTGGGAAGTCTGCTCCACGAGGGATCCCTTTTACAGCGGATCCAGTTCCACCAGTTAGCGAAGTTGCGGTTTTTTGATAGAATGAATTATTCCATGCAGAGCTTGACTGGACCATCACGAGCTCTTTCATGACATATCTTTTCTTGGCAAAGCCCTTAATATCTCTTTCCCAGGTTTGTTTCCTGTTATCAGCTTCTGTGAATAGATCTACCATTTTATAATGCGTTCACCCTTACGACTACAGTTCCAGCTCCGCCTGTTGTTGTTTCAGCAACTCCAACATCTGCGAATAAGAGATCTGCAGCTGCGACTTTAGTTACGGTGTTAGCTCCACCAATTGAAACTCTTTCTCCAACGGTTATTGCAGCTCCACCATATAAGTTCCATTTGCCATTCTTAGCGACTGCAATTGTGACAACTCCATCAGATGCTGTCTTTTCCTCATTCGCAATTCCTGCGAATGCATCATTGTCAGCTGATGTGGCTGCCACAGTACAAGGTGATGTTAATTTTAGAAGTGTTCCATAGGGAATAGCATTTCCATCAGCACAAGTATATCTATGGATTATAGTTGGAGCTTCGATTACGGTTGCTTCATTAGTCATTTTTAATCAAAAATAACTATACTATGAACTTTATAAATCTTTCGTTGTTCGGTTACCCGACTAGTTTCTTGATTCCAGCTTCGGACTCTTTCTTCTCAGCTTTGCTGAGCTCCTCGAGCTTCTTTTCACACATTCGGATGATCTCAGAAGCCATGATAATTTGGAGCTGATTTGTTCGGATCAAATTCTTATTCTGAACAATTGTCTGCTCCCAATCGATTTTTTCGAGAGGAATTTCTATGATTTCTTTAGTCATTTTCTTATTGGCGTTGGATCCATTCCTGTCCCAGCATATCTTATCTTTGCTTCCCTTTCCCACTTTTCATCAGCTGTTTCTTGCTTTGATTGGATCGCTCTAGATCTCCCAGTCATCATCATTTCAGCAGTAGCTCTCTCTATCCTTTGCCTTTCAGCTTTCAGTTGTTCCAGGATCTTCTTGTTCTCATCCCTCACTTTCCTGGCTTCTGCTAAAATGTCTTCTTCTTCCTCTTTTTCCTGCTCTTCGGCTTCATTAGAAGCCTGTAGCGAGGTTTTGGAAGCAGGGTCTAATGTTTCTATCACCGGTTTTTCTTCTTCTTTTTGAACAGTTTCTTGATCCATTTTTTAAAATTTGACATCATAATACTGGAATGAACGTGAAAATTTTGTTATTTTTATCTTGATATTCTTGTTCTTCTTTTTTCCAATACTCAGCGAATTTTGCGACTGCCACAACTGCAGCTGCGATTCCTGCTGCAGCCACGACTTGCCAGTCTAATTTGCCCCCTACGCAGCCCCCCAAGAACACTAGGGCACCTGCAAGAAGCGAGTTCACAATATTCCATATTATTTCTTTCCAGCTCATGCTTTGATATTGTCCCCTCTTGGACTAGGATTATTTAAAGATCTTTGTTTTGAGATTGATTCTTTGACTGCAGGATCTAGATCAACTGGGAATTCCAGCTCGATCTCGATGCCCAGCTGAAGTTTTAATTGCTCCTCGAGATACAATTGCCCCCATTCAATCATTTGCTGGAAAGCAACATATAAAACTCGAGAGCTCGCTTCTGTTGTTTCCTTTCCTGATCCTCTGATTACAGCAGGGACTCTTGATACGATTGTGAAATATTCGTCGAGGTATTTTATCCAGGGAAGAGGATCTAAAGTAGAATATTGAGGAATTGAAATTCTTTCAGAAGAAAAAGAGCCCTTTGGCACGACCATGTTTTCACCGAGCTTGACTGTATTATCTAGCTTGACTTTGAGAGCTGTTAGTTCTGTATCATCATCAGTATCAGCTTCTGCAATAATCAACGGCTTGACATATCTGTGGAAAACTATTCTTAGATCCTGCATGGCTTCGCCTTTCATTTCCATGATTTTTTTCAGAACTTCTGCGAATGGCCTTCCATGGCATTCACTGCCAAGTCTTCCCCAAGAAAGATGGAAGATTTTATCAACCTTAAAAGGATCTGATGGGGTTTCTCCAGGAATATGAAATTCTTCATAGGAAGTGATTATTCCGCCATAATTTGATTTGATTGTTGTTTTCGGGGACATGGGCTTCAGATTTCTTAATCTTCCTGATTTATCTGTGATGATTTCTGCGAATGAATCTCCATTTGCAATAGCAACGAACATCTGATTATAGAGAATTGTATTAAAAGAATCTTTTCCATTTCCAGTTATCTTTCTCAATTTTTCCTGAGTTTTTTCATCAGCTTTATAGCCTTTTCCAACGATCCACGATGCCATTGCATCGATGCAAGACATTATATCAGCAGAATCTTTCAGATAAGAATACCATGTATCCCATTCAGGAGTGTAAGAAGTGCCTGGATAATCTTGAGTTGCTGGATCGATGTTATCCTCATAATTTTCAACATTTGAAGTCATATCTGTAATTGTTGCGTTGCCTATTCGTCTTGTGCTCATTTTTGCTCAATTTTGCAAGGTTTTGCAAGTATTTAAACATTTGCTTAATTTAATCAAAATTTGCTCAAATTATCCTAAAGAAACCTGCAGATTTGTTCCATTTCTCCATAATCTGCCAGCAACAA